TCTAAAGATCCAAACAAATACTCATATGATGAAATTGATTCTGAATCTCCAGCAATGGATGTAAGCATTGGTTTTAAGGGTGAGAAAACAGAAACTGAAGGCATCACTATTCGTGGTTGCGGTGCAGCTACTAAAGGCACTAAAGCTAGAGGCCCAATGGCGTAATGAATTACGTTCAATTACAGCAAGCAATTCAGGACTACATGGAGTCTACGGAAGCTACTTTTGTAGCTAACATACCACGTTTTGTCCAAGAAGCAGAAGACAGAATTTTTAACTCTGTCCATGTCCCTGTTTTGCGTAAAAATGTTACTGGTACATTTACGGCAAGTAACCAATATTTAACATTGCCAACTGACTGGCTTGCTACATATTCTGTTGCTGTAATTGACTCGTCTGGCAACTACAACTATATGTTGAACAAAGACGTTAACTATATTCGTGAAGCGTTTCCTAATCCTACAACGACAGGGATGCCAACGCATTACGCATTATTTGGATCTTCTTTGAGCAATATCAATGACTTAACGTTCATTGTTGGACCAACTCCTGATCAAAACTATAGTACAGAATTACATTATTTCTACTATCCACCTACCATTGTGCAGGGTGAGATATTTACGATTGGTACAGTAACGCCAGGTTCATCCTATGCGCCAGGTGCTTATTATGAAGTTCCATTAACTGGTGGTTCTGGATCTAGTGCAACGGCTAATATTATTGTTAGCGGCACAGGTCAAGTCACATCTGTGACGATTCAAAATGGCGGTCAGTTCTACACTGTAGGCGATGTATTAAGCGCAAGCAATACGTATTTGGGTAACTCAGGTACTGGCTTATCATTCACGGTATCCTCTGTCACAAACGCAGCAGGAACATCATGGCTAGGCATTAACTTTGATCCTGTATTGTTTTATGGTGCATTGCGTGAAGCAGCGCTCTTCCAAAAACAAGAGCAAGATATGATTACTGATATTGAGAATAAATTCCAAGAAGCGCTTGGTCAATTGAAACGCCTATGCGATGGTCTTGAACGTGGTGATGCTTATCGTGATGGTCAAACCAAATTAAAGGTTAAAACATAATGCCCATTACCCAAACAGCAACAACTATTTTTAAGAACAATGTATTAAGCGGTGTTGAAAACTTTAATACTGGTACGCCTTATGTTTATAAGATTGCCCTGTATAATGCTAATGCAACATTAAACTCAACAACTGCCGCATATACTACAGTGAATGAAGTCACTGGGACTGGGTATACTGCTGGTGGTAAAATACTGACTCCTAGTGTGGCTTATGACAATACGACAAATACTGCTTATGTTACTTTTGGCAATGTTACTTGGAGTCCTGCAAGTTTTACTTGTAGGGGTGCTTTAGTTTACAATAGCACAACAAATGCGGCTTGTTTTGTATTGAATTTTGGCTCTGATAAAACAGCAACCAGCAGCTTTACAATTACATTTCCAACGGCAAATTCAACATCTGCCATTTTAAGAATTTCTTAGGAGTTTATTATGATTAAAGAATTACAGGGTTTTGGCGATAGCGCTGTAGCCACAATGGCTGCAAATGTTGCCGATAACGAAACGGTTGGTATTGAAGGTGTATACCACGTTGAATGCCGTGATGCAGCAGGTAACTTAAAATGGGAAGAGTCATTCCCTAACCTAGTGAACGCTGTTGGTAAACAACTATTGCTTGATACGCTATTACGCACATCAGGTACTTACACAACTACAGGCCCATTCTTAGGGTTGATTTCAGGTGCAAGCCCAACATTTACTGCGGCTGACACAATGACATCACACTCAGGTTGGACAGAATTCACTAACTACACAGTTGGTGGTTCAGCAGTTCGTGGTACAGCAGTATTTGCAGCTTCTACCTCAACAGGTACAACACCTACAAACGTAACAACATCAGCAGCGACAGCGATTACTTACACCATCACAGGTGCAGGCGGTACAGTTGGTGGTTGTTTCTTATGTACAGGTTCAGGTGCTTCAAGCACTCAAAACAATACGAGCGGTACTTTATACAGTGCAGGTGCATTTGCTACAGCTAAAATTACAACAGCTGGCGATACAGTAAGCGTTACATACTCTACAACTGCAACAAGCTAAGGAGTCCTAAATGGCTCTAGCGTTATACGACCGTGTTGCGCAGACGGGTACGGCTAATACCACAGTTAGCTTTACCCTAAGTGGGTCTGTTCAAGGTTTCCAAGCATTTACCGTTGTTGGTAATGGCAATACAACATTTTATGGTGCAACTGATACTACAGGAAACTGGGAAGTAGGTATCGGCACGTATTCAACAACAGGCCCTACCTTAACTCGCACAACCATTTTAGCTTCAAGTAACTCAGGCTCTGCGGTTACATTCTCAGGTACAGTGACAGTCTTTGTTACATACCCATCAGAGAAGTCTGTTAATCTAGACGGTTCAGGTAACGTATCAGCACTAGGAACAATCGCATCAGGTGTATGGCAAGGTACGACAGTTGGTGTTGCATACGGTGGTACTGGCGTAACAAGTTCTTCAGGCGCTAACTCTGTAGTTTTACGTGATGCTAATGCGAACATCACTGCAAATAATATATTGCTTGGATTTACAAGTACCGTAACGGCAGCTGGGACAACAACGCTAACAAGCGCTTCTACTCAGTACCAACGCTTTACAGGTACAACAACTCAGACTGTTAAACTACCCGATGCAACAACACTGCAAAAGGGCTTTATCTTTATTGTTAATAACGGCTCAACAGGCACTCTTACAGTTGTTGATAATGCGTCTACTACTTTGGATGTGGTGATTGGCGGTGCGATTGATTACTGGACACTTTTAGATAATAGCACAAGTGCTGGTACGTGGATTGCCTACAGCTTAATACCTGCTTCATACGACTTTAACAATACATCTGCATCTTTCGGTAACGCAACAATAATTAACGCTGTATGGAACGGCACTACAATCGCTTCAGGTTATGGTGGTACAGGCTTAACAGGTTTTGCTGCAGCTAATAATGCCCTTTACTCAACATCATCTTCAACGTTAACTGCAGGTACATTACCAGTTGCAGCAGGCGGTACAGGGGCTACAAGCGCAACGGCTAACGGGGTTATTTATGGTAATGGCACTTCTGCATTGGGTGTTACAGCAGCAGGTACAACAGGCCAAGTATTAACAGGCAACACAGGCGCAGCACCTACATGGTCTACAATCTCAAGCTCACTTGTCAGCTCCTTTAGTGCAGGTACAACAGGCTTTACGCCAAGCACAGCAACGACAGGTGCAGTAACACTTGCAGGGACTTTAGCAACAACAAATGGTGGTACAGGCTTAACTAGCTTTACTTCAGGTGGTATTGTTTATGCAACATCTACAAGCGCATTAACGACTGGGTCAGCATTAACATATAGCTCATCAACATTAACAGCGCCAGTGTTGTCAGCGTCTAATGGTATTGTAGTGAACAACCAAACAGTTTCAGCTTCTTACAGTATTCCTAGTGGCTATAGTGCTTCTTCAGCAGGGCCAGTAACGGTAGCTTCAGGTCAATCAGTAACAGTGCCGTCAGGCTCACGATGGGTGGTAATTTAATATGGCATCAACAATTAATGCATCTACAAGTCCAGCAGGGATAGTCTCATCAGCAGACGCAAGCGGAGTACTGCAACTTCAAACAGGCGGCACAGCAGCAGTCACAATTGATACAAGTCAGAACGTGGGCATTGGTACAAGTAGCCCTACTTATAAATTGGATGTGCAAAGTGCAACAGGAAATCAACGAGTATTATCTACAACAGGCACTAACGCTGCATATAATATATTTAGCAATACAGGACAAAACTTTTATGTTGGATTAGATAATAGTTCAGGAAATCAAATATTAAGTGCTGCGTATGGTGCGACATTATTGGGTTCTGGCGCATATCCTATGGTATTTGGCACTAATAATACAGAACGTATGCGTATTGATTCCTCTGGTAACGTAGGTATTGGTTATACTAGCCCGAGCCAAAAATTAGATGTAAATGGCTCTATTAGGGCAGCGGTTAATTTATATTCTACATATAATACATATTTAGGTTCATCAAATTTAGCGGTTACCACTTATCTTAACTCTAATACAAATTGGAATTATGACCAATTAGTTATTCAAAGAAATGCAACAAATACAAGTAATGTTAGGTTTTTAGGTCTTTTACTAGATGGCGACACAACTGGCAATACTAACTTTAGTGCATATCCAGGCTTCCAAGTAAGCTATTCTGGAACACCAACAACAGGCTCAACATCTATTGGATTAAGTGCATCACTTAATATTGCAACTACTTCAACAATGACATTTAGTCGTAACGTAAGTGGCACAAGCACTGAAAGTATGCGTATTGATTCTGGTGGTACTGTTTTAGTTGGGCAATTAACAAATCCAGCAACATCTTCAGTAGTAATTAAAGTTCCAACTGGAACAGCAAATGGGGTTAATGCACAAATTTCATCTAACACAGGAACTTCATATCCTTGGTCTAATTATAATGCTTCAGGGACTTATGTTGGCGGTATTTCATGCACATCCTCTGCAACAGCGTTCCCAACATCTTCTGACGTTAGATTAAAGAAAAACATTGAAGATGCACCATCAGCTATTGATAAAATATTATCTACAAAAGTAGTAAGCCATGACTGGATTGATGATGAAACTCATGTTGAATATGGTTTTATTGCTCAAGACTTGCAAACTATTGTTCCTCAAGCCGTTATTGAAGGTAAAGACAAAGAAGATGGCACTATTGATATTCCTTGGGGTGTTGATTATAGCAAAATCGTTCCATTATTAGTTAAATCTATTCAAGAATTAAAAGCTATCATAGACGCACAAGCAGAACAAATTAAAGTATTGGAGGCTAAATGAGTAGCGTAGTTATAGCTGGCGATGTCAGCGGTTCAGTCACACTTCAAGCTCCCTCAGTAGCAGGGTCTACTACACTTACATTGCCAGCAACATCTGGCACGGTACTCACCACCGCATCAACAACAGGCATTAGTGGTTCTGCAATCACATCAGGCACAGTAGCCGAAGCCTACGGCGGCACAGGTACATCAACAGGCTACTACGGCTTCAAGAATCGTTTAATTAATGGTGCGATGATGATAGACCAGCGTAATGCTGGGGCGGTGTTTACGCCTACAAGTGGAGTTCAATATGGGTTGGATAGATGGGCAAACTATGTAACTCAAGCAAGTAAATTTACATTGCAACAATCAAGTACAGTGCCAGCAGGTTTTTCTACTAGCTTAAAACTTACTTCATCTTCTGCTTATTCAGTTACTTCTACTGATACGTTTGTATTCTTTCAATCAATTGAAGGTTACAACATCGCTGATTTAGCATGGGGTACAGCTTCTGCTTCTGCTGTAACATTATCATTTAAAGTTTATTCAAGCCTAACAGGTACATTTAGTGGCTCTATAAAAAATAATGCTGGAGATAGAGTTTATCCATTTAGCTATTCAGTTCCTGTAGCAAATACATGGACTACAATTTCTTTAACTATCCCTGGTGATACAACAGGTACTTGGTTGACAAATAATGGCGCTGGATTAACAGTTGTATATAATGTTGGATCAGGTGCTAACTTTTTAGGTACAGGCGGTGCTTGGGGTTCTGCAAACGTAAACGGCGTTACTGGATCAGTATCAGTAGTCGGAACTAACGGTGCTACCTTCTACATCACAGGCGTTCAACTAGAAAAAGGCAGCAACGCTACATCATTTGACTATAGACCTTATGGTACAGAGTTGGCTTTGTGTCAGAGGTATTATGAAAAATCATTTGATGATGGAACTGCTCCTGCTAATGGAGCAAACTCAACAAGTTTGGCTACAGGGAATGGAAGTTCTGCAACAGTAGCTGGAAACAATTCATTATTTGGTGGTCCAATTAGATTTGCTGTGCAAAAAAGAACGGCTGCTACAATTACTGCATATGGAAACAACTCTGGATATTGGGCGTATGTATCAACATCTGCGTCATCAACAGTGAATTGGTCTGCTAATACAGTTTTATTTGCAAATCAAGGTGCTGGTGGATTTAGTGTTCTTCAAAACGTGACTAATAATGTTTACTATTCAATTTTTGGTCATTGGACTGCTTCTGCGGAGCTTTAAAAATGTATATATACATTAAATTAATAGATGGGCAAATTGTTACAAATCAAATTAAACGTATTTCTGATGGTGCTTGCATCCCATTTGACCCAGCCAACACAGACTACCAAGCATATCTAGCATGGCTTGAAGAAGGCAACACACCAGAACCAGCGGATGAGGCACAAGTATGAGCGTAATTATTGACGGAACCAATGGCGTAAACGCATCAGGTGGGTTGTATGCTCAAACTACTTATGGTGGTTCTTATACAGATGGTATTGTTGTTGATTATGTAACAGGCAATGGTCGTGTAACTGTAGGTTCTGCTGATGGAATTACTTGGTATAACGGTGGCCCATCAAGCCGTAGTCAATTAATGACAATTAACTCTA